GATTACTAATGGCAGGCATAGGCGGTTCTTCAAGAGATGATGCTAGACCGTTCATATATCCTAACATGAAGGGTATGGGTGAACGTGAGAAAGTTATGAGAGCTACTGCTGAAAAAGGTAAAGCAAGAGCAGCACAAAAAAAAGCACAAGATTTTGCTAAGCAGTCAGAGATAGCTTTTCAACAAGGTAACTATGCTTTGGGGTCTATGCTTCGTGCTAAATCATTAGATAGAAGATTACAAGAACTTACACATACATTTAGGTTTTCAAGATACAAAACAAATAAATGAGTTTATTTAAAAAATCTAAAAGAAAAAGAAACCAAGACGGCACGTTCAAGAAGGACGTGGGGTGGACTCCTTGGTCTGAAGCATGGGAGTATAAGATGAGTGACGACCTCAAAGATATGTTGGAGCGTACAGCTTGGACATTTATTGAAGCGTTCATTGGTGCCTTAACAGTTGCACCTCTTGTTGGTGTAGAAGCTGAGACACTTCAGTTAGCTGCATTAGCAGGTGGTGGTGCTGCTTTAGCCGTCATTAAAACTTACGCTAAAAAACAAATTACTAAGTAATACAAAAACCCCTTAGAAATTAACAAAACTAAGGGGTCTTTGTTTCCTGTTGGGTTTTAAAATGGAGCGTCTTCAGGTCCAATGTCTTCCATTGGTCTAGCAAGTAACTCCGATTCTTTCTCTATTACTTTGTGATAATGTGTCTGATACTCCTTTGGTGTCTTTGCATTGTCAAGCCACCATGACTTTGCAAAGGTCTTACCATTAACAGTATCACCTTCAGTACAGAAACCTGCTGCACTACATCTTATGTCAGGTGATTTCTCTGACTTCTTTTCTTCAGGTCTAATAATCATAATGGCTTTACCACATCTACATGTAGGCACACCGTTCTCATCATATTTCTTATTACCATTGTCCCACGTTGGTATTTCTGTAAGTGTTACACCTGCTTCCTTTGCTATATCCTCAACGCTAGACAAGCCTGATTTTTGGGAAGGGGATTCTAATGAAACCTCAGACTTGTCTACGTTGACCTTTGAATCTAAGATTTCTTGTTTCTTTTTTTCCCACTTGGTATCAAACTGCCTAGGTTCTGTGGTGTTCTTTTTCGTAGCATTACTACCTCCTACTTTGCTCATCTCTTGGCGAGATGGTCTTTTATTACTACCTTGATATTTCCAATTAGCCAACGCTCTACCAATAGCAGATGTCTCACAGTTTTCTACCCATGCATCTTTATTAGCAAAGCCACCTTGACCTTTAGTTTCTTGTGCAATACCTGTAGCAACAAGTCTTCCCTCATTGTCAGTTATTTCTGCTTTGATTGTTACACAAGTTCCATCTTGAGTTATGTGTACAACATTTGTTGTAATCATACCTTCAGGATTATCTTTCCAATATTTTTTTAATCTATCTTCGACCAA